GATTGCAGAAGCCAAGCAAGCCATCCTACGCTGGGTGGCAGATGAGGTGATAGGCGAAGACCAGCCCGACATTGGTGAATCGTCACACGAACGAAACATATTGCGCCGTCAGCTAAGAGAAGTCCTAGCCGAACACGGCTATAAAGGAGACCAACGATGAGTAGTTATAACGAAAGACCAGATGACCTAACTAGTTTCATGAAGTCTATCGGCTGGGAGTTTGACGAAAACGGTTACACCTTCGAAGATAACTATATTAATTTCAGGACGGCAAACATACTTCGGCAAAACATCACCTCACTCATGAAAGAGACGGTGGCGGAAGCGAAGCCAGCCCATGTGCATGGTACGACAGTTAGCAGCGGGCAATTTAATCGTGGCGTATCTGAGTTCGAGCAGAACCTATTAAAAGCATTGGAGGAGAAGTAGATGAAAACCAAAATGAAAATTGAGATGGAGATTTGGAGGTGGATAATCCTTTTCTTAACTAGCTTCATCGGTATGTGGACAATAATCTATAAACTGTTTGAGGGATTGCTATGACACCTACAGAACAAGATAAAGAGCTATTCAACTACTTAGAGAAAATTAGCGAGTATAACAAGCTAGGCGGTAAAGGGCATGGCAACCTCGAAGATACTTGTTATATATGTGGTATTAGCCCATCAAATCTCATGGAGCTTAAGACTTGATGGTAAGTGCATCGTGCCAGCACAAAAGGGAGTAACCCAATGACCCCCTGTACTAAATGCAACTTCAAAGCCTGCATATGTGAGGCGATGGGGAAGGAGTGAATATGGCAAGTAGTGACACACAATATATCGAGAAAATACGCAAGCACCTTTATCAACTGCATAGGTCATGGTTAGACGACCCGAACCATGACGGCCACCATAAGAGCAACGAGGGGTGGGTCGGGTATTCGGTAAGTTACCCTAACTGGTTTGAAGCTGCTGATTATCTAACTGATGAGCCAGAGATATACGAAGTGCAGGTATATTCATATCTGTTTGGACCACACAGGCTACACGAGTTTGAGACGGCCAAAGAAGCGTGGGAAGAGGTCAAGAACTGGAAATACTATTACGACGACTGACTAAGGCACTCTACAAATGAGTGCCTTTTTTATTGTATAACCCTTTACTTTTGTATACCGTATATGCTATAATACTAATAGTTACCGAACATAACTAAAAGACATTTTAACGATTTATAGAACTCTCCAATGGGTGCGCCTGTGGAGACTTTTTGTTTTTTCATTGAACAATCCTTTCTAACCACAGTCTAGGACGTAAGCGATGCCCACCCTTGCTTACATACTAAGCCCTGCGGCGCTTAGACCCCCCTAGTGCATCCTTTTGAGAGTTTTATGTGTATTCCATTGGGAGGTGGGATACTTTTCGTTATTCACAATTCGATTCCTTTACGGGGAGGAGCTAAGGCTCGCCTAGTACATTACTACGGGGCAGTACGTCACCCTGTTTTCTAACAGGCACAATTTGACAGATGATTGAATTTTCAAATCGCAATACTTATTTGACCCACTCAGATAAAATTAGTAGTTTTCTAAACCTAATGGTTACAACGACGCACTTCCCGTAAAGCAATCGAAAAAGAGGGCAAACAACAATGACATACAAACCATTACTCACACAACTATCGGAGCTTGCATGAATCCCTCCGAGCTTTTAGGCCGCGTTATAGCCATAGAACCTATGACAATACCCCGACCCAAAAGCGCGATAGACTATGACCGCCAACAGCTAATACTAGAACACAAACGAAAACTAAGAAAACTAGAGGGCGAAAAGCAATTTAAGGTAAGACGTAAAAGGGCAAAACGATGAAAGCTACCATAAAAGGTATACAAGTAGAAGGAATACCCGAAGAAATCGCTAAACTTATGCTCCTAATTGGAGAAAAGACTGAAGTTGACACAAGCATACTTAAAAAACTAAACCCTGAACTATATCGTGATGACAGAAACGAGCGAACAAAGAAACGACTTGGAGCATGGGGATGACCGACACTGAAACTCTTACAAAGGCCGCACAGCACATGGAGGATAAGTAGATGCAGCTTATTTATGAACACACACCTTCTAAAGAAATTAGCATTACAGACGTACCTATTGACCGCGTCTATGACAAAGCCGAAGTTGCAGAGTTTATCAAAGAAATCATAGGCGAAAAGACCCCACTTAAAGGCTTTCATCACCATGTATCCCCTTACGACCTTTATCACAACATGTACATAGACGAAGCACTTGAACGTGCAAGAGAAAGAGGGTTCGATGTTTAGTAAATTAAAACTACTACTACGCCAATTCCGTTGTAAACACAAATCAATTCACTTCAAAGACCACCCACTAACCATTAAAGAACTTAAGCAGGGTAAGACAACTAAAAGCTGGTGTACTGCCTGTGATAAATACATGGGGCTTCACCCAAAAGAGAAATACCAATGAAAGGCAAACTAATACACGGGAACTACGTCAAGGTATCAGCACACGTAGAAGACTGCCCAGTACACCACTACGAGCATTATATGGTTCAATCCTGCGATGATACTCCCGAAGAAATAGAGAAGGCCGTAGAACTAATTAAAAGTGATTATAAGAACTACACATGTCAATTAGACGTAGAGCCAATCGTAAGGAAACCAAATGAAGACTAAATCAGAGAACATAACAGATGTATTCACTCTATCAGGAATACAAAAGCTAAAGAAAGACCAACTACTCCGTTTTGATATGGAAGGTAGCATTACTGAATACATCATCACTTACTTGAATAAAAAAACCCCTAAAGTTATGGCGAGGCGAGTAATAACCTACACTCCAGATCAAGTATCCATTGATGGTGTTGAAGACGGTGAAAAGGTAGAAGACTATTTGGAGAAACAAGATGGCTAACAAAAAAGGCACTAAAATGACTGCCGAAGACATACAGAAACTAAAAGGCATTGCTATAGCTGCGGCAGAAATGGTGTATCACTATAAGCTGATTGCTCGTTCAGTAAACAGGGATGAGGATACGCTACTCAAATGGCGTGATGCCGATCCTGAATTTTCGGATAGCCTTGAACAAGGTCGCCACCGCTTTTTAGAGAAGAACATCAAGAGCGCTCGACCAGAGTTTCTATTAGAAAGATTAGAGCCAGAACTATTCAAAGAACGCAAAGAAATTGATAACAACCATTCAGGTGAAGTGAGCTTTGTAAATGACCTCCCAAGGCCCGACAATCGTTAAAGTTCCTGACTATACTGCTTCTGCTCGCCAGACAGTTTTTCACACTACTGTAGCTGATGAAAAACTTTATGGTGGTGCAGCAGGAGGAGGTAAGACGGCCGCTATCGTAGCTGAGACAGGCACTCTTGCACTTGAATACCCCGGCATCCCGGTTAATCTATTTCGTCGAACTATACCTGAACTTATGGGAACGATATTTCCAGAAATACAGAAACAGTTTGGCGCATACATACGAGCCGGACATATGGTGTGGCACGGACAACGTAGGCGCTTCGAGCTATCTAATGGTTCGGCAATCATATTAAACTACCTAGACAACGATAACGATATTTACCGCTATCAGGGTTCAGAAATGCCAATCATAGGCATAGATGAGTTAACACAATTCCCACAAGCGTGGATAGAGTATCTCATCACTCGTAACCGTACAGATAACCCGAACTGGCCCGTAACACTAATCGCAGGTACAAACCCCGGTGGAATCGGTCATGGATGGGTAAAAGCTCGCTATATCGACCCTGTACCACCGGAAGTGATTAACCGTGTACCACTTGAAGAAGGTGAGTTTGTAACTCGGGTATTCATCCCCGCAAAAGTAGACGATCACCCGAATGAGAAGTTTAAGACGGACTACAAGCGAAAGCTGATGACTATATCAGACCCACAACTCCGTCGAGCCTTGAAAGACGGTGACTGGGATGTATTTGCAGGTCAGGTATTTAGTGAATTCCGCAGAGATGTTCATGTTATTGACCCATTCACTATACCTACGCACTGGCAACGATGGCGAGCCTTAGACCACGGTAATCATAATGCCGTTGGATGGTTTGCCCGTGACCCAGCAACAGAGCGTGTGTACATGTACCGAGAGTACCGACTTGACGAATATGCCAAAGTTAGTACAAAAGCCCAGACTATTAAGCAGTTAGAAGCGGGCGAGGCTATCAGTTACGGTCTAGCAGACCCATCTATATGGGCTTCAGGACAAGGCGACCATGCAACTGGACGCAGCATCGCACAACTATATGAAGACGATGGTGTAAGTTGGATTCCTGCTAACAACGACCGCAAAGCAGGACTAGATAACGTACATGAACACCTCGGTATTAAGAAAGATGGTAAACCGGGCATACAGTTTTTCAGCACATGTGTCAGTATGATTCGCACACTCCCATCACTTCCATACGATAAATACAAAGTAGACGACGTTGACACTAAAGCCGACGACCACGACTACGACATGCTTAGATACGCACTCATGGCGTTCGCAAAACCAAAAGAAATAAAGAAAACAACATACCAACCATTAAACTTTATGACGCAATAGGGGTAACACATGCAATACGGCAAGCGCATCATTACGGAATCATACTACAAGGGGCAACTATCAGGGGGGAAACCAAAAGTAGAATACCAAATACCGGAACTCGTCGGTGATAAGTCTCAAGCACTCTCCGAAATCATTAAGGGGCTAGAACTCATCGCTAATAGGCAGACAACAAAGGTCGTACT